GGAGGTGCAACAAACCATCTATTCTCTTCTGGTACAGATTGGTCGTCAAGCACTCTAGCCATTAAAAGCATGAGGTTGATACCTGCGTCATCTGTTTCTACGTTAATAGGAGCAGATGCTGTACCTAAAGCTGTATTAGTAGTTGTTAAACCACCTGATAAACTTGCATCATCAGCACCTGCAAGACCTGCACCGTCTGATAAAGATTGTAGTACGTTTGCATCGTATTTTCTCTTCAAAGAAAAAGCACCTGATGAGGTAGCTAATGCTTCAAAGTTAACATGAGAATGTCTCTCCTCAATGTCATCAATTTTAAATGCAAATGCGTTAGCTTGGTCTACGGTCAATGTAATTTGATCGTCTGCCAAGTTTTGTGTGTTCACCACAGAACCTCTAGTATAACTTGATACAGTTATTGTAGGTTCTTTGATGATATTTACAGTGTCACCAAAGTTTTCAATTTCCCCAGTGTAATCAGTATTAGTAATATCTTCTGCAACCGAAGCACGTCTAAAGAATTTGAGAACTTTTTGGCTAAAAATTTGCGGGGCAAAGTTACCCGAAGGTAAGTTACCGTAACCCGCTGCAGTTCCGAAAGCCATTTTTCTCTCTCCTTAAATTGAGGTTTAGCTGTTCATATCAATTCGCCCCTCTTGTCGTGCTAGATCAATATCGGCTTCTACCTTCTCGAACTCCCACGGTTTAAGTCGGGCGATGTCAGAACCCTTCCAGACTTTTTTATTTGCGTTTGTATCAGTAACAATCTCCTTTGCTTTAGTAGATTTTACTGTTTGAGCCGCACTTTTAACAGTCTTTTTTGGTTCTTTGTTCATACCAACATCGGCTTTATATAGATCTAATACTCTACTTGCCCACCGTGCATCTTTGTTGTTTTTGTATATGCCATCAGATATTGACTCTGGTTGTTCATCAAGCCATTGTAAAAACTTTTCATCAGTTTTAATTTCCTGAAAATCAGGATGTTGTGATAAAAGTTCTTTGTAAGCACTTTGAACAACTAAATCTTCTTCTCGCTTTTTAAGAGAATCAATCTCACCTCTGAGATCTCCTGCTCTTTGTTCTGCTTGCATTGATGCTACAGACTCAACAACTTTGTACACGTCTGGATACTTTTGTCTAAACTCCGTTATTTCTTCAGGAGTTGTTGGTACTTGTACTCCAGTATCCGAAACTTTATTAGCGGCTTCCAAAGCTTCACGTTCTGTTTTCCACTCGTCAAGTTTTTTGTCATAATGTCTTTTCAGATCATCATAACGTTTTTTGTAGACAGTTCCATCTTCTTCTTTTGTTTCCACAAAACTTTGATTTTTTGGAGTGGCTTCTTTAGAAGTGTCCGTTTCGTTTTGTTTTGTTTCTTGTTCTTCTTTAACCTCTTCTTCATCATCTTTGTAAACATCTTCACGATATTTATTTCGATAAAGATTAGGTTCATTTATTGTGCCAAAAGAATCATTTGGTTTATTAGCTCTTACGCCTTTTACTTGTTTTGCCATTGTCTTATACCTCATTTATGCAGTGCCACATGGCAGTGGGTAGCTGCTTCGGTTTGTCAGGGCCACTAATACGTGGGTAGCTGACGAAATCTTTTCGTTACACCAACGAAGGTGAAGGTGTAAGAAATGATTCTTTATCAGGATTAACCTGAATCTCTTTAGGTTTAGGAATAGGTAGTTTATCTATTTTTATTTGTTTTACCTTATCTTTAACAACTGGTCTGGGAGTTGGTAATACATTTTTAGAAATAATGTCTCTATCCATATATTTTCCTCTAATCCATTGTTTTGCTGTTTTTGCTCTATTATGTTCTGCAGCACCTTTTCCTATTATATTAACTAACCCCATTTGAAGTGCGTTTTCCATATCTCCTGTTTTATCATAATACTTTCTAAATTTATTATAACGAATAGCTTTTGGATTTTCAGGTGTTCTTTTTATTCTTTTTCCTTTTAAAAACCCATCAGGTTTTAAACCACCATTGTGATAAGCACTATACAACACAGCGTAATCTAACGGATCTACTTTTGTATATTCTGGATACTCTTTATTAAATTTATCTATACTTTTTGTTAAAATATGTTTATTTACTTCATCTAATTCTTGATCAGTTAATGCCCATTGCATATCTGTACCGTGTTTTGATCTAGCTGTTTGTCCTCTTAACCCTAAATAAGGAGTCATTTTTTTTATTAAATTGTTTGAAAATCCAAAACTTTGTAATTCTTTTAAATCAAATTGTCCTATATCAAACCCTAAACCAACAGTTAAACCACTTTTATCTGTTTGAGTTGCAGGTACATTACCTCGTCTAGGATCAACATCGTTTCCTATTTCTAATAAAGTTAATATGTCGTATGATTGTTCTTGATATTTGTTTTTTAAACCTAAATTTTTAAATCTTGATTTTATAAAATTTCTAAAATTTTCCCGTGGAACAGGCTGTTTTTCAACTTCATACTTTGGTTCATCTAATTTTTTTTCTTCAACACGATCTACTTCTTTTCTAGTTTTAAGAAGTTTTGATAAATCAGACATTGCAATTTGTATGGTTTCATCTTTACCCTCTACTACATCTCCGCTTGCTTTACTTATAAATCCACCACGACTGGCTTGAGATTGTGCTTCTTGTTGTCTTTGTTCTACTTCTTTTTTACCACGATTATTTATTTTCTCTAATTTATCGTAACCTATTTCTTCTGCTACAACTCTTGGCACATACACTTCATTTCGGGATACAGCTAATTGAACTCTTCTCTTTATAGGTATTTTAGGATTCCCGTACTGAATGTCAACCCCTTTTTCTCGTAAACTTTCAATAGCTCCCACAATCATAGTAACAATATCTTGTCTACCTGCAAATTGAGCAGCAGGTGCATTAATAATAAAATCTCCCTCTTCCGCTTCCATTGGTATGTCGTCTGCTATAGTTTGTTGTTCAGTAGCATTGTTTTGTGGTGCAATAAATCCTGCTCCTTGTACTATTTGTGATACAGGTTTTACAGTAGTGCCACCCTCTTGTTTACCTATGCGACCACCATCTGCTGTATATTCATCTATTGAACCAAGTCCAGTATCAACACTGCCTGAATCAAAACCCCCACCATCATCAAAATCTGATGGGGAAGCAGTGGAAAAAGATGTTGTTTCAGGTTGTAAAGAACCACCTGCTCTGGTATCATCAGGAAGATACGAATAGTCTTCACTGTAAACGTCTGTGCTAAGTGTTTCTGAAAATCTATCATCAGGAAATGCTTGATTATATACAACCCCAGACTCATATGTATTCACCGTGTCTTTAAATTGGAGTTCAAAAGGATTAGAAGAATACGTAGCTCCCGGCTCAATCGGTGCGTAAACACCTGACATATAATTTCCGGGTATCATGTTAGTTCCTGCGTAATTATCATCTAAAAGTGTTTCTAAAGCTGTTGTAGTATTGGTAGTAGATGTCATTAAACCAGAGTTTATTTTATTAAGTAAACCTTGTGCTTCCGAAACCGACAAATCGTTTATGTTTTTAGAAGCTATATTTCCTCTAAGTCCAGATGTTGCTATGCCCGACCCAGTTGTAATCATTTCTCCTCTACTGCCTGTTACAAAACCACTTTGACCTGTTTTAAACGATAAAAGTCCATCTTTATTTATAGCTACCCCCCTAACATCTCCCTCTCTTTTTGCTCCTAAACTAACTTGACCAGTTTCGGGATTGTAATCTCCTTGACCTATAGTAGGATCAACTTGAACGTTTCTCCCAACAGTTTTTCTTTTAAAATCTTCGTCATCTTCATACTCTACATCACCATATCTTTTTAAAGAATATTCTGTAGTAAATTTATTTTTAGCAGCGTAATTTATAAGATCTAATGCAGCGGTGCCGCCACTAAATACTTGACCATCAAAAGCTAAAGGTCCTACAATATTTTTATTTGTATTTACTGACCCCCCTACTCCAAAAAATTCTCCAAGTTTTGATGGTCTGCCTGTTATATCGATTGGTTGTCCTGTCCCTAAATCTATAGCCGTAACTCCACTATACCCATCAAATCCTTTAACTGCTCCCATAACATCTTCTGTTTGCATTTTGTTTAACATCATGCCTACTTCGGTTGTAATAGGTCCTAGTTCAGTTACTCCTGTAGCTACGGACAATATGCCCCCTACTACTGGTAATCCTGCTGTTTCTATTCTGCCTGAAACTGGACTTTGAGTTAATATAGGAGATAAACTGTACGCTTTCATTAATTTGTTTTTTGCTTTCATAATGAAAGTATCATCTGGCTTAGATTCTTTTAAGTTTGGATTTAATTTTTCAAAAGTAGTAAATTCTGGTATATTTACGTCTTTATCTACGTCAAGTTTAATTTCTCCTGCTCTATTGAATCTAGTATCATCATAAAAAGCTTGGTCTAAAGCTTCTTCATTAATTTCATATCTAGTTCCGGGGCCATATATATCTTCGCTAGTTATTACGTTTATGTCATCTTGCGGATTAAAAGCAAGATCTCGTCTATCAGAAGTTGTGTATTCTTCAACAAATTTGAAATCTTGATTATCAATTTCGGAAGTATAAGATGTTGGTTGTGCTTGTTGTCCTTTATAGAATGAATAATCAGATAATTCTCCAACGTTACTTTGTATATTTTTACTTTCGTTTGATAACGCCCCTTTAAATTCATATTTATTTGTATTAAGATTAAAAACACCTACTTGATCGTTAGGAAGTTTTATCATAACTGCAGGAGTGTTTGCATTAAGTAATTCTTCCAAAACTTTTTCAGCGTTGGTTTTTTTCTTTTGACCAAAAAGTTTTATTTGAGATTTATTTTTTTTTGGTGGATCTACTTTCATTAAACACTCTTACTGTTGTTCTTCAGGGATAGGAGAGCTTCCAGTAAAACCGCCTTCCCCTGCAACTGGCGAAGTTCCAACTCCGATGTTGCCACTACCATTCCCTTGTACACCAAGTCCTGTTGGTGCTTGATCCATTCCTCCAGAGCCTGCCATGCTGTCGGGTTGTTGATTAGGGGTTTCAGTTTGTTGTAATTCATTTAGACCTCGTAATATTTCTGCAAATATTTTTGCTTGATTTTCATCGTTTACTAAACTGTCAGGGTCTATATCTTGTGCTATTGCTAATTCTCTAATTAAATTAGGTATTTTTACAAAAGGAGCAAGCATAGGATTTGACACAGTTTGTAACAATGCTATTAAACGTTGGCTGCGAACTTCTTTTTGCATAACTGCTGCAGTGCCACGTGGTTTAATTTCTAAATCCCCTACTATATCTGGTGAATCATCATTAAATTGCATGTTCCATTGAAAATAAGCTTCTCCTAAAGGTTTAAGAAGAAAGTCATCTATATTTTTTATTACAGTTTTCATGGATAAGTTTGCACCACCCATTAACATTGATAATCCTGCAGCCGTTCTACCAGTTCCTGATACACCTGTTTGTCCGTGTATTATAGAAGGTATACCTGTTTCTTCATCTGCAAGTTGTCTTGAAAGTTGGTACATTTGTATATTTTCTGGTGCAGTGTTTGGAAACTTTAATCCGTTAATTGCTGTTCCAGTCACACCAGATTGTCGTCTAAATATTTTACCCGGAAATATATCCATATTTTGTCCGGGAACAAGACTAGCTTCGTCTACATCAAGCACAAGATTACCTGCAAGTGCAAGATTATCTATAGCCATTCTCATGTGTCCATTCATAAGAAGTTGTGCATCTTCCATATTTTCAGGCACACCAGTACCCCATATTTGATATGGATTTATTTCATACGGAAATACGTGAAAAGGAATACGTGCAGGAGTAAATGGATTAAGAACAAAACGTATTACTTCTGTACCACATACCCAAACATTAACTTGAAGTTGATCCATATTACTCATATCTTGGTTAACTAAACCTCCCGCTGCATCAACAAAAGATTTATCCATAACACCCCAATACTCTAAAACTTCGTATCGGTTTTTGTTATAGTTTGGTTCAGTTTCATCATCACGAATAGTGTCTTCGTAATATTTGTCTTGATAATTAGGACCTTGTGCTATTACATTTTCTATAGCTTCAATGTTAAAATACGGATATTTTGCTAAGTTACGTAGTTGTTGTCTGTTCATACGATGTCGTTGTATAACGTATTCACAGTCATCTGATTTAGTTGCAGAAGGATCAGGAAAAAAATCCCAACATGATACAGTTTCTATTTCAGGACACGTCATGTCGTAAGGGGTGTATACTCTTTGACCAGTATCTTCTTTAGTCCATCTATGTATTCTTTTATTTTTTAACATAGGACCTTTAATAATTCCTGTACCAAGAAGTATTTGTTCAAATATAGAACTCCGCAACACATTAACCGCATTAGTGTCCATTAGCTGATCGTGTATTTCTTTTTCCATGTTTAACGCAGCTTCTTGTGCAGGACTTATTTGAGGTTCTCCTATTGTAGCAGGACCTTCTGCTAAAGATGTTCCTTCATATTTTTCTTGTAAACCACCTAAAAAATCCATAGCTCCCGGTTGAACTTGTCTACCATCTCCCGGAAACCCGTACGGATCTTCGGTTTGTTGTTTCATTTGATCTAAGGGTGTTTGCATGTGAGCAAACTCTGCTATACCTTCTGGAACAGGAGTAGGTTCAACTACAATAGGAAATTTTTTATTTGCAAAAAGTATGTCAGTTATTTGCCCAAACGCCGCAAGAACTTTTGTTTTAGTTATTCTTAAAAATACTTTGGAACGTTCAGAATCACGATACTGCGTTGTAGAATCGTATATACCTCGAAAGTTTTTATACGCTTTTAACCAACGTTGTTCGTGAGTGTATCTACCATCCTCTGCACTTTTAAATTTATCTTTTACGTAACCAGATATACCCAGAAGTTCATCTTCAGGATTTTCTATTGCTGCTACAGTATCATCAGGTGGTTGTAAGAAATTATCAGCCATTGATAGTAACCTTTATTAGAAGTAGTTTCTGTCTTCAGCCATCTTATTAAAAGAAGCTTCAACTGTTGGTTTAGTTTGCTTCTTTGGCATGTCAACTTGTAAAGCATCTTGGTTTACTTCAGTTGAAAACTCAAGACCCTCTCTGTGCAAGCTAGTAGAACCTTCAGCGTTATCCACTGTTACTTTGTCTGACCCCATAATATAGGCTGCACCTTTGTTTAAATTATCTGCCATTACTGTCTCCCTTGTTGTAATAATTGCATTTGTTCACCCAACGATAGTTGGCTTTTTCTTTCAGCTTCACTTCTGAAATCCTCACTCATTTTACGAATATTCATTTGTTCTTGGATAGCTCTTTCATCATCTGCAACAGTTTCAAGTTCTCTTTTTTGTATAGGTCGCATTAATTCTTCTTGAGTCGCAGGTCTTTCGTCTTTTGCTCCTGTTCTTTCTGCAGCAAAAGCAGGTGATGGTCGTAAAGATTCAACGACAGCTAACCCGCCTGTAGGACCTAATATGGCTGTCGATGCAGTGTCTACTGCTACATCTCGTATTAATTCACCGACACCTTCAGAATCAAACAGTTCCTTCCCTTGACTTGTTGCGTAAAGTAATAAACCTAATTCGTATAGCCTATTACCTCTGGATTTTGTTTTTAATTTGTTTACTTTATCATCGTGGCTTTTAGCCATTTCTTCATTTACCTGATTTTTCTTTGCAGTTTTGTCTTCGGTTATTTGCCCTTGTAAACCTTTTATTTTTTCTACTTGTGTTTCTAATCTATTTATTTTTTTATCATTGTCTTCAACTATATTTTCAATTTGATTACTTACACCTATAGTTTTTGTTTCTAAATTTAAACCTGTTTTTTGAGCTGCTTCTTTAATGGGATTTGGCGTTTCAAATTTTACTACGGGTTCAATTGGGAAAAACTTTGACCCAAATTTGTAAGATGCCATAACTTTTTGTGGACTAGATTGACCTATATCATTTAAATATAAGCTGTTAAATTGCTCGGCAGCCAGTGTATTAATGTCAAGTTTTGGTCTTGACGTTCTGGTAACTTTGTAATGAGTTAAACCAGTGTCACCTCTAGTTGAATGACCTAAAATTCTATTTGCGACCCCTGCTCCATGTTCCTCATCTATGGCATCAAAAACATTTTTACGTAATAACCCAACAGTAAATTTTAAAATTTTTCCTGTGTCTTGATCTCTTATTAACAAATTGTTTTGTTTAAGAACACTATTTACTGCCTTGTTTATTTCTTTTTCAAGAGTTCCTTTTCCTGTTTTAAAAATTCTAACAGATTTTTCTGAATCACTTCCCCCACTTACCTCTGCTAAATGTTGAAGAATTCCCATGGGCATAGAAGACAACCTAAAATTTGTTCTATCCCCCTTATTACTAATTTGAGCAAGCATGTCTGAATCTTTAACCACTGTTCCATATTGAGCATCTGGAAGGGGTGTGCCTGTTGTTAAATTAGCTATATCTGTTGTTCTTAATCCAGTATGATGTTTTACTTGTAATAGAGCCGCAGCTTCATAAAATTTTACAGCCTGTTTACCTTTGTTAATTCCAACAAGCCTGTCCCCTTCCGCAACTAATTTTTGAGTTGCAGTATGGATACTGTTATTTATTTCTGATATAGAAGGTAGTACAACTAATTTGGCTTTGCGTGCTTGATCTGCTAACTTTAAATTAAGTTCTTTACTTCTTGCTTTACCTCCTGAACCAAATGTTTTTTTATCCCCAAACGGGAATTTGCCTGCTTCATCATCTATATTAAATAATTCACGTAAAGAAATTTCAACAGAAGTTAACTCTGTAAAATTTCCCTCTGTCCCAACTTCATTTAATTTTTTTAGAAACTCTGTCCCACGCATAGCAGAAAATTTATCATCAAGAGATAATCCTGCTTTCTGTATAGTTTCTTTTAAACTTCCACTTTGCCCCCGCTTAGTTAATTCAAGAACTTGATTAATGGTAAGATTTTCGTCTAGTTTTATTGCCATCTGTTAATATCCAAATGTTTGATCGTGGGTCTGGTAAACTTGGTTTTTAATTCCACCAAGCGTTTTGTGAATTGAAGCATATCCTGTCATTCTTGTCATCAGCATATATCGTAACGCATCGTATGCGTGGTCTTCTGCTTTTGTGTCTACGTCTTCTGCATTTGTTTTGCTAAGAGGTATACCTGCCAGTTGCTTGATAAGGTTGACACAATTCGGAAATATTCGTAATCGTGGTTCTTCTGTTCTTGGGTCATCTGCCAATCGCCTATGTATTTCCATTTTACCTTGTAATCGGTTTCTATCGGATGGTGTCCAACGAACACCACATCTCATCATTGTTTCTGCGATTGAAGGGCCAAACCCTGTTTTGTTCCAACACGAGGAGTCAAGGACTGTATAGTGAGGTGTCGGATCGTTTTCTTCTACTTGTAGTATTCTATCAGCTAGTTGCTCTGCTGTCAACTGTTTTACGTATAACTCACGATAAACCCAGATATTATTATCCCAGTCAATAGCCCCCCAAAGAACGCATGACGGACTCGAGTAGCCGTAGTCGGCGGCACGTATTCTGGGGAAATTCGGTGGAAGCTCAAAATTCGGTGTAACATGTTTACTCCTTAAAAACTCTGGGAACGCTGCACCTTCTGTGACTTCCCAGTCTCCATCGAGCAATCGTTTACGTTCAACTTCAGGAAGGGAACGCAACATCGCTTCGTATTGTCCGTCAGCCAACAAGTATGGATTGTCGGTTAAACGGGCAGGAATAAACCTGCGATAAAATAATGGTTCTCCTGCTTTGTCGTGACCATTGGGCCACAGAAATGGTGTACCCGTTTCAATATCTGTTGCAGGAAAAGTTGTATTGTGTTCAGCAACATCAATATACATTTTTTTAACCCACCATCCACCAACCCCTCCGGGGTTCGCTGTGCAACGCATATACAGACTATCTTGTAGCTCTGTATCCGTTGATCTTAATCTTGAACGAAGATAGTCCCAAACGTACGGAGATGGGTATTGGGTTATTTCGTCTATGCCTATCCAGTTAAACGACTGTCCTTGAAATCGAGTTACGTCTTTGTCTTTGTCAAGGTACGTAAACCAAATGGTTGCTCCCGATGGGAAGTGCCACGTTGACTTTGATTCCCGGAACTTTGCACCGGGGAACGCTTTGGGATAAAGCTGACGTGACTTGTCAATTAGTTCGGTTAACTCATCCAGAGTACGCCTAAGAAGAAGCCCACGATGGTTGCCATTGTGGCAATACCGAAGGGGGTCTGCAAGAAGTGCGAAGCTTTTTCCGCCACCTGCACTGCCCCCGTAGAGAACATCTCTTTCAGACGAGGAAAGAAATTCTTCTTGAGGTCCTTCGTTTGGTTTAAAAATAATTTCACGCCCATCCACAAGTTGCTCCACAGCACTTGGAAGGGTTTCAAGATCGGCTTTATCAATAAGTGTGGTTTCATTACTTGTGAGTCCTTTTTCGACTTTTGTGATTGTTTCTTTAAGCTTTCGAGCATATCTCCGTTTGCCCTCAGCCTGTTTCGTAATCTTTTCTGCTCTTTTCTCGGCATCTCGTAACCTCTTTTGTGATTGTTTACGTGCCTTTACTGCAGCGGAATAGTAATATGTTTGTTTAGGTGCGTTGGGATCTTTCTTTGGTCGCCCACGTCTTTTTTGTTCGGTCATTTTTTTTTTAAACTTCTTTTTCGTGAGGGTATGCTCCTCTACCATACATTTTTTCTTGTCTTAATTCTTTTTCAATTTCTTTGTCTGTAAGTTTTTTTGCAATGTACTTATCTTTTTCAGGGTTTCTAATCTTATATTTTTTAGTATCTTCAATATTTCTAAGCTGAACAACCCCACCTTTTTTTTCGTAAACAGAACGAGGTGGATGTTTATACCTTGATGCTTGGGGATCATTTGCATATACTTTTTTAGCCATCGATCACGACCTCCTTTTTTGTTCGGTCATTTAAGTTCTTTTTAAAAATTTACCTCTAGGTCCTGCCCCACCATGTTTACTAAAGGCATCTGGGTTAACTCCCATTTTTGGCATCTGCATCTTTGATTTGTTTTTTGAGTTAAAATAATCTTTAGCAATTCTTTCTTTATAGTTTTTAAGAGTTTTCTCTGCTTCACCTTTTACGCTTTTACCAACAGCCATTCTACCACTTCCCCGAGTAGCTTTTATTCTTGAACGAGCTTTTTCTTCTCTTTGTTCAGCAGGGGATGCTGACGCATCTTTGTATATTCTTTGATATTTAAGCTTATCATCTTGAGCTGCATGGATTTTATCTTGTTCCTTTTTAAAGTCTGAAGGATCAGATATTTTCCAAACTTTTTTTTGTTTTTTGTTTTTATCAGCCATCGATCACGACCTCTTTCTTAGGCGGCAATAGGACTATTCCGTGTATTGCCTGCACGTTTACATTGGTTGTCTCTTGTTTTCCCAGTCCTACCCTATTTAAAAGCGATTCTGCAGCCCTGAAGCGTAGGTCGTCACCTCTTTCGGGTACTGGGTTGTCAATTGTTGTTACAAGGCGTGTAGCCGCCTTATATGCGTTCATAGACAGCACGTTTTGTGTGCGTCTGATAATCTCGTCTGCTAGATTGTTGCGTAACCACGTGGTAGATCCTTTTGAATAACCTGCACTAACTGCTGCATCGGTTATGTTTCCACCGTTTTCAAAGAGATTTGTAAGGAATTGCTCTTCTTTAGCAGTTATTTCACGTTCTTTGCTTCTTTGTTTGGGAAGTAGGTTTGTCACAACGGTATCCTTTAGGTCGCATGTGAGGTCTGTATAATGGCATTTCGTTTATTATTTCATAAACTCGTGTTAAACACTGATCGTGAGTCTCATATGGTCCTTTAAGATCTTTTAATTGTTCACAATACTGTGGTATTGGGGGCATATTCCACAAACAAGCAATTACAAACGCTTCATACATCGTATTTCTTTCATTAAATACACAAAAAATCAATTAATAAAGCCAACTATACACTTTTATAACAAAAATACGTGGTTGTATGTGCTTTAATTGATGTCTTGTTATCTTAATAATAGTGATTTATACAGAAATAGTCAAGAAAAATAAAAAAAATCTTGACAGATCGTGATTTGGTAGGTACAATCGGAGTATACCCTCCGGGAAATACACCACGTACACCCAAAGGGTATCCCTCCCACGCTTTACCTATAGGGTATCCCAAAACGTTGCACCGTAAGTTGTACAAGTTACTATTTTAGCAAAAAATATGGCGACATTGCATACAGATACTGGTACACCCCCAGTGGCTGTTAGCACTCCCTAATAAAATATTTCTAGGTTTTTTTCAATGATAAACCGAAGGACAACAAAAACACCTAGAACAACACCACCAAGTAATTTTATTATACTTAACTAACTTATTGCATGTCATACGTGAAATATATTTTACCTTGAGTGACATTTTACCTTTTAGTAAACATCATTAATTATACAACTTATTCTAAAAAGTATCATTTGTTGTTATGATTGCGTTTAATATCCCAAACAACCAACCTTTTATTTATTCTTTAATATTAATCATTTAATTATTATTTAAGGCTTAACCCAAAAAGAAACCCCCCAAACTATGAAAGCTTGGAGGGTTAGAGGAGGAATATATATAATATATTATATTAGTTTTTATTCAAATCAACAAGTTTGTAAATACCTTGTTTAATCTTTCTTTCTGTTTCTGGTTTCTTTTCACCTAAAAATACATTTCTATATTTGCCCGTTGTTTTGGAAAAGTCCCAATATTTTTGATCAAGTTCAACATTACCATTATTATACTTTTTTATAATAATTGAATTGTAAGACTGAAACATTACAACAGAATTATCGTGATCAAACACATAAAACTGGTTTTTTACTGCTTGCCCTCGATCATTCAACATTTGTGCAACCTTTACATTACTCATTTTATTTACCTTCCTTTTCTTTTATTAACTCTTCAATATCAACTTGTTTTAAATTCTCATCAAAAGAATTACTGTCATAGTGGTTAATTAATTTTTTAACCTTTTTAACTTCGCTTTCATCAAATAGTTTATTTTTTTTATCATCATAAAAATGAAATCTTCCCATATTTACTGAATGTTTATAATTCTTTTTATCTTTATCTTTAATATAAAAAGCAAGTTTAGTAGGCTTTATATTAACAACCTGATCAAGAGTAGTTTTAATTGTTACTTGATGAGAGTTATTTGTATCTTGATCAAATATATCTATTTTAAGCTCTCCCCAATGATCAAAAACAGTCCAACCCATATCAATAGTAAAATTACCATCTTTAATAGGATTGTTATTTTGATCAAGATATCGGTTATAAGCTTGAATTGATGTTGTATTGGTTTCGCCACATTTATACCAATTATTGTTTGGCTTTATTTTTTCAGTAGTCATTTTTATTTTCCTTCAATTAAAAAAGGCTAGATTAATTTCTAACCTAGCCCTAATTAGATAACAAATATTATTTTAAGTCAAATATTATTTTTTTATCTTATATTTTGTGTCAATATAACAACCTTTTTTATCTGAAATATTCACTGGTATTATTACCTTATCTTGTACATACATTTCAGCTAATAATTTAGTAGTTGTTCTTTTATCCAACCCAGTTCTTTTGACAATTGAATTGACTTTTAAACCATTGGCTGACTGTTTAATGACATGATAGACAATGTTTTTACCTTCGTTAATATTATCTATAGATGACATTAAGTTCCAAGTCTTTTGTAAATCTACAGACAATTGAAAGATGCGTTGACGACTTCTGGATTTGCCATGTTTGGATAGTGCATTGTAAGAGACTTCTCTAATTGCATCTACTGTGTTTTCAAATTTAAGTTTAAGTGACATAGTTTTAATCTCCTAATCCAAAAGTTTTGTTAAAGTTATCCAAATTGTACGACATTGAAATATCAGTAATACGTTCAGGAATTACAACTGTAGAATTACAACTATTGCAACAAACTCCATCTGCAACTGGTTGGGCATTATTGCCTTCGTACCAATAGGTATCAACTCCTTCTTTATCTTTTCCAAGATATTTTGGTTTGATACTTTCAGTACAAATGCAACAAACTTTTATTTTTGATTTATCTAACATGATTTTTTCCTTTCTAACTTATTAATAGGGTAACAATTAAAATTACAATAATAATAATTGCTAACCTATATAACGTTGCAATAAATTCAGTCATTAAGCTACTTCCAAAGTTTTCCAACTATCACACTCAATAACAGTTCTTACTTCATCGTTTCTAGTACGTTGCACGCTTGGTTTATCTGCAGTAGATTTACCAGATCTAATTTTGACTAACTTATTGTCTATTTCTTTTTCAATAGTTTCGTCTGTATGTGTACTCCAATGTGTTAAAGCATTATAACCTGCCCACATAGTATTACCTAGATTGGGAGTTTCTTTTTCAAACCTATCCAAAAGATAATTTAACTTAGTTTCATTAACTGGATTTGTTAAATTTAACTCTGCTGATTTACCCTTCTTTTTACAAATAGTTTCTTTAAGCACGTTACCAAACTGTTCTATATTCATTGGTGTTGTACTCCATTTATCCATCTGTTCCGACTGGCTAGTCCAATGTTCCAAACCAATACTTGCCTTAGTCATTAAAGCAGTAGTAGATAAATTACGTGTATGCTTAGCAATCTGATGATAAGATTTTTGACCACCAAATACCATTGTGTTCCTACATAGATCACGATACGCACCAGAAAAAACTTGGAAACTCCAACTCATATCACAAGAGTTAAATATATCTATTCTACATAAAACTTTATCTTGTTTTTCTCCAACTGATTTTTCTAAGTCGTGAAAATAAATAATTCTATGAGCTTGTAATCCGTCTTTATACAATTGATCAACTATAGTTACATTATCTAATGGCAAATCTGATTGGCTTAGTATCTTAGCTTGTTCACTAAATAATTCGTGATGAGGAATTAACTGGTATGTTGAACTAACTGGTCGTGTAACCAGTAACCTATCCAAACTTGAATTATACAAACCGAAATAACCATCAAGCTTTTTAGTATCATAAACACCTAAATTCATTTCCCCATGCTGAACTACTGGTATTTCGGCAGTAAGATTTACTTTAGTTATTTTGGAATTGTCTTCATAAAAACTAACATCTGTATAATCTCTATGAGTATTTACTTCTTTAGTGAAGTTCTGATTTATATAGTTCATTTCAAAAAATCCTTTCTATAAAATAATTAAAATGAAATTCTTTTATAATCTTATTCTATTTAGATTACAACTGTTTTCTTTTTTATTTTGTTTTTATTTTCAATAATTTTATTTTTTCTTTCTAAAAATTCGTGAAATTCTTCATATAATTTTGTTCCTTTTAATGAACCTTTTGGTATGTGAAACTTTAAAATCTTTTTTGGCATAGTAAATCTAGTGTCGCCCAGTTTGTCAATGTTAGTGTCGCCCAGTTTGTCAATGTTTGCATACATAACTGGTTTTGTGTTGACAATATTTAAACTGACATTTCCTATCCAATGTTTATCAACTGGTAGCCAAACTGGTTTATCGTTGACAATTCTTTCGTAGTGAAAGTAATCCATTTCGTATGGATTGTAACGAACCTCATACCAATGTTTAGTGTCGCTTGATTTGTCATTGACAATACCATTGACAAAAGCATGGACATTCTTTTTGCCCTCGCTTTTGACTCTTTCATTGCCACTCTTACGAACGACAAACAAAGCATTGGTAAGAAACAACTGGTTAGTGTGTTTAGTTACCAATCCAGTTTTGTAATCTTGTACAGAAAAGCATTTCTTGTGTAGATTATAATAAACTCTTACTCTATCTGTTTTACTCATCTTTATATTTCACCTCTACAATGTAACCATGTGATGAAAGTAATTCCAAAGCAGTATCTATATTATCCCCAACCAAAGTAGGGTTATCTTCATCTGTATCGTCAGTATAGATTTTAAAACTTTTAATTTTATTTGATTTCATAAATTTCCCCTTTTAAAAAATTAAGATAGATAGATACCTATCACTAATCAAAACGCTTGTCAAATTCTCTTTCACAATAAAGAGTAATCCATTCACCTAAATGATTTGAATTTTTTATTTTATCGTTAGAAACATTCTTTTCTAGCCAATCTTGAAACTCCCCTACTGTCATGTTCAAGCAATCGTCATACAACTGGTCGTAAACTTTGCTATTTCCATTATGTGACATTATTTGTCTCCCCCATTTTAGATTGACATTCTTCAAGGTGTACTTTCATTTCTTCAAAATATTTTTGAAGTGACAAAGTTTGTTTAAGAGTAGCTTTTTCGTTGACAACATCTTCATCTTTTTCGTTACCCTTGTAATCCCAGTTTTCTATAAATGAGTGGCATTGATCTTCCCTATGATATAATCCATCTAGGATAAGATCAATCTCTTGTAGATTAAAACCCTCTGTTGTATCTGTTGAACCTTTGTTATCTATATAAACACGAATACATTTAGATTTGTTCATTGGTTGTCCATCTTGATACTTTCGCCAATCCTCTCCTTCAACAAGATATTGACCTCTCCAACGTAAAGTGTATCTATTTGGGTTGATGTGTTTCTTCATCAGCTTTACCATTTTTAAGTTTTCTTCGTTGTTAGGTATATCGCTGAACACATATCTATGTTCATTAATTAACTTTTCTAAATAAGCTAACCTACTACTATGAAAATTCCGTGAATTATCGTTTTTCAAATCTACACTCTCTTGTCGGTAAGCTGAATTTACTTTTTCTAAATTAAGATTTGCATTGCGAACATCTTTAAGTTCTTTTTTCAATTCTTTAATCTCTTTAAGATAACCTTCATTTTCGTTTCGTAAATAAACGCCTTCATTAATAGCATCTTTATTTTCTTTTTTCAATTCCGTAATAGTGTCTTGATCTTTAAGTGACAACTCAAATCCCTTAGCTAAATCACCTCGTAATTTTTTGTTGTGTTCTTCTACAGTATCTACTCTAAATTGATAAACCTTTTTCTCTTGCTCAAAATCTTCAGGAGTGTTCTCTTTACTGTCCACAATAGCTTGTAAGACTTTGTTTCGTTCTTTTAAATTATTTATAGTATTATCAGCTTCTTCGCCTATGTTAACTAACTTATACTCATATTTAGAGTTTATTCTTTTCTGATATTGTTCATCAGTTTCTACGTGTGCTTTCATTTATTTTCCCCTTTTAAATTTATAATCTAAATAAGTGTTCTCATACCCATGTTTACATTTTGGTAATTCTAAACCAAACAAATCACGAATAAAATAATCTAAACCAAGTAGATCAACAACTTTATGATATTCTAGTGGACAAATATCTCTTATATCATTACAAATCTCTCTCAAGTTATTTGCATTTTTAAGCAATCTAGTTTGTTGCTCTTCAGTTAATTTTATTGTTTTCATTTATTTTCCCCTTTTAAAATGAATTTAATTACTTCATTAGTCCAACCATTACCAAGTATCTTATATGCTTGACTATTACTAACTGATTTACAATAGTCATCAGGTAACGTTTGCAACCGACAACACTCTTTTACAGTAAGCTTTCTCCATTGTAAAGTATTATCTTCATAAGCATTTGGATAACGACCAACTGGCATAGGCGAAACAACTGTATCTTTAGTTAAAGTAGATAGACAACGAGATTTATCTTTATCTGAAACTTCCAATGTTTGTGTTATTGGAATTGACAAATCGTAATCTTTACGAACTCCTTTACTGTCTAATCTACGACCAGTAATTGATGCTGATTTACAAAGTATCTTTGGTTCACGATTGCCACCACCACAAGTATTTAATGTTGGTGACTTTCCTTCAACTGAATAGACTCGCTTGAGTATGTCGTGTCCATTGAGATCAGCTATACCAACTTGTTTGCAACCATCTCCAAATACTAACTGTCTGCGTGACTTCTCGAAGTAAGTTCGTAAGTTACCACCTTTCCAATAGTTCGCATCTAGACAGTATGACTTTTCTCTATCTACACAACCACACTCAATTATATCTTTCAGTTTAATGTTTCTA